TAAAAATATTTTAGACTTATTTTTTTATAATGTGTATTATGTGTATTGAAAAAATCTTCGACTAATTTATTCGCAGTAATTTCTTTTACCTTACTTTCGGTTAAAATATATTTATTTATTGTTGCAACATCTGATTTTAAAGAAGAAACGTCAGATTTCAAAGAAGAAATTTCATTTTCAATTTTATTGAATCTAGGATTCAAGTATTCAATAATAGAATCTAGCAATTTTTTATTTCTTATATCCATTTTTATATATTATAAAAATATATTTTTATACTAGAATATCGCAATCAAATGTTATTGGAATCCAATTATACCGAATGAAAAGAAAAATTAGAAATACTTTTATAAAATAAAAATTCAATCAGTTAGAGAGTTAATATTTCAAATCATAAGTTACTGATTCCCAATATATTGCAGCAATAATATTTGCACAAAAATATATGAATTAAGTTTCCATTTTCGTCATATTGTACATTCTTAATTTCGCAAAGCGAAATTAAGAATTGTAGGCAATATAAATTTGCTTTGTGAATTTATATTGTTCCAATTCCATTTCTATATAATACTGGATATCCATTATTAGATACTTCAAAACTATTCCGCATTTTGATTTGAAATTTATTTTAGGCTTTCACCAAATTTTATGATATATCTTTAACATTCTAATGTTTTTACTCGAATACAATTTTTACACCCTTGAATATTTAAAATGCCGATTTTACACAACAAAAAATATTCAAGGTTTGCCCGTTGCAGAGCGTGTAAATTATGAGTTTGTTAAGGTGACAACCCTAACTGATGAGTTTTAATGTGTATCTTTTATTATTCCTACCTTAAATGCTCTTTTTATAAGAGAAAAGCAGGAACTGCACGAATAGAAAAGTCTGCAAAGCAGACTTTTCTCTTAAGTTAAAAAGACAAAGTCTTTTTAACTGAACAAGTCATCATAGACCTCTTACTATTCATTGTTAATATATTATAATACTTTTTCTTTAAGTTGATTTTATAAAAAATCGGCATTTTAAATCTTCAGCGGTGTAAATTCACAAAGAGAATTTAAAAATTGACCTGATACTGATTAATTATTCAGTAACATTTTTTCTTTTTTAATATCTTCAATTTCTTAAATTTGGGCTCTCAATTCATTTAATTCTTCTGATTTTTTTAGCAATTCGGCTCTCAATTCAATAACTTCTTCTATAAGTATCTCATAAAATACTTCTTCCAATTTGCTAAAATAATCATATATTTCATCAGCTTTTTTAATAAATGATTTTACACATAAATTTTTGAATGTTTGAATATTTAACATAATTTTCTCATTTTCATGAATATTCAAACGTAAAATTTTGTAATCTTTTTCAATAATAAAAGATTTATATAATAGTCTCTTTGCACTACCTTTATTTCTAAAATCAAGCAATTTCCAAATATTATCCAGGTCAATTACAAAATCTTTAAATTTATCATATTTCATATAACAATAAAAATTTGATAAAAATATTTTCTCTTCATAATTAGAAAATTTTGCGCTTAATTTATCAAACAGTTTTGAATGATAGGGTTGATTGAATCGAGCAATTGGGTTGCTTTCAATCAGGTGCACAATATCTAAGCTCATAATTATAAGCTGATTCTCCTTAACTTGTGTTTTATTTAAATTTGTAATAAGAAAAATTAGAATCAATTTTTTTTTATTTTCTTATCCTATCTTTTTAGAACATTGATTCTTTTAATTCATCAATAGACCAACTATCAATTTGACAATCTTTTTTACTTTCAAGGAATAAAAATGCTTTCTCGATTTGAATATATTTATCAATTATTGAATATTCACCAGATGTTCCGCATTTTGATGATATTTTAAATTTATCTCTCTTTTGTTGCAATAATGGATGATGTTTGCTAATAATAAAAAATTCTTTTTTTTCTTTAGGATTCAAATAGTATTCACAAAATTTTGGTAAATTATCCAAATCTCTTTCTCTTTTTAACCATTCAACAAAATCAGTGGGCAATTCTATTGCATTTGATTTTCTTGATACTTTACCTCTATTTTTATTCTGCTCAGATTGAGTTGCTAATCTTAAATTACATTTTCGATTATCTAATTTATTTTGATTTATATGATCTATGCTTATTTGTCCTTTACCAAAACCAGAATGACCCATTATTATTTGATGTAAATACAATTTTTTATCCTTATCTATCGTTTTGAATATATATCCTATTTTTGAATTATAAGAATATGTTAAATTATTTTCATCTTGATTAAACACCTTATCGTAATCATCTTCAGAAAAAAATGTTATAGCATTTTTATTACACAACATAATATAATATAATTTTTCGTCAGGATCAAGAACATTTTCAACGAATAAATGAGGGTTCATAATTTTTCCACTGGAACACCCAAGTAATGATACATGACCAGAATATTTGTGGATAATTTTGAGAGAGTTAACTCTTGCAAATAATTCTAGAAATTCCATCTTTTATTTTTATTCAATTATGAAAAATAATTAATCAATTTTTATCAAAATAAATTAAAAAATACATCATCAGGTATAATATTATCTCTATAATGCTCAAATGTAATCGGAATTTCTCCATCAAAATCTATTTTATACAATAATGTTCTTTTATTCCAAATATTCTTAATCATATCTTCTGATATATCTGTTTGTAATTTATCTGAAATATATTGTGCAAGATTTTTAGATGTATTCTTAAATGGCAAATCAATTGTTTGATTTTTTCGAATTTTTCCAAAAAACCATATATTTACCATATATTTTCCCTCAATTTTCCGTTTAGTAATAGCTCCAGAAATTATATATGCTTCTTCTTTTGAATAACCCAAATCAATTAAAATATCTATTCGACTATTTTTTTGTTTTTTCTCATATACTTCATCAGTTGGTATTAGTTTTCCAGATAATATTTTTTGAACTTGGGCACGAGAAATATTATATTTATCCGCAATTTCTTGTTGTTTAATATTTTTTTCTTCTCTTACATTTTTAATTACATCATTTGTTATTTTTCTATGTTTTCCAAAAGTGGATTCAGATATTTTTTTACAATGTTTAGCACTTCTTTCAACACCATAATTTGGATTTTTATCACCTTTTTTCTTTTCAGATAATAATTTAATAAGAACAATATTATCTTTATATGACTTCTTTTCTCTTTTAACATGTAAGGATTCTATGAACTCAATTGGAATATCAAAATTATGCTTGTAACGTAACCTATATACATCTTTTTCAGGTAAATATTTGCTTGATTTTTTAGATAAATAATCCATATAATATTGAGATTGTTTTTTAACAATTAAAAAAATATTTGTATTATTGAAAAAATCAAGTATATTACTTTTTTTTTCAATAATAAGTCGATATTTTCTTAATTTACCATATCCAATAAAATTTTTAATTTTTTCTAATAATGATTCTGAATTTTTTTGTGTAATTGATATTTCACTTTTAACTAAAGAAATACTGCCTTCAGCATCAAATAAACCGGCAATATATTCCCAAGTTATATCATCTGATATTATCCTTTCATTATGAGATTTATTATATTCAGAAATTTTTTTTGAATTTAATTCAAGTTGTTCAGTATTTTCAGTGTTTCTTAATATTTTAATATTTTCAATACATAATCTACATTGTTCTTTTTTTAACATAATATTCGGATAAATAAATTTTAATATATCGCTTGCACATTGATTGGTAAATGATATATAGTATTGATTTCTTTGTGGAAGTTCTTTTTCAATTTTTTTAATATTCCCATTAAATTTTTTCATAATTATAAAAATTAGTAAAAAATCACACTGGCAAATTTCTAATTTTATATAAAATGGATATTTTGATGAACTTGATAGCGAACCATCACCATCAATAACTCCAGCAAGGTAACTTGATTCTAGTTCATATGATTGATAATCATCTGTATATCTATCCATAAATAGTATTTTGTCATTTGGCTTTAATAAGTCCATTTTTTATATTGTAATAAGTAAGAATATAAAAATTTCAATTTTTGTAATATAAAAAATTGAAATTTTTATATTCTAATTTATAGAAATATAAATGGACTTATTAAATGAAATAGAAAAAGATATTAAAAAAATTATAAAAATAGATCCAAAAAAAATAGATTATAAAAATAAAGAGGCGGATTTTGACAAAATAAATATGGAAAAAGACGATTATATTTCATATGTATCAAATATAAAAAATCTTGATGAATTAAATGCATCTATTCTAACAATTGAATTTACAAATAAAAAAAATAGTAATATTTGGAATAATATATTATGCTATACATCATCTGTTAAAACAAATAAACCACCTGGTAAATCAATTGCATATTTTCTGAAATTGAATGAAAAAATTATTGGATTGGTTAGAATATCTAGTGCACAAAGAGATATAAAAAAAAGAGATGAATATATTGGATGGACAAAAGAATATCAATATAAAAATTGTGATTATGTTTTTAATATTTCAACTTGCGTAGCTGTTCAACCAATTGGATATAATTTTAATATTGGTAAATTATTGGCAATGAGTGTTTTTTCGAGAGAAGTTCAAGAAAAAATAAAAGAAAAATACAATCATTATGCAATTGCATATTATACTTTTTCGATTTATGGAAGAAGTATTCAATATGAAAGATTAAAAGAATTGAAGTATATTGGCTTAACATCGGGGGAATCATTTATTATTTCCGATGAATTATATGAAAAAATGAGGGAATATTTAAAATTAACAAATAAATTTGATGAAATAAAAAAGAAATCTCATGTCAAACGTATAATTATTCAAACAATATTGAATGAATTATTTATAAATAAGAAAGATTTATACCATAATATTGAACGTGGTATATATGTTGGTTATTGTTATAATAATTCAAAAGAATTATTGTGTTCTCAGAATAACTTGAATGAGCAAATATTACCGGAAAATTGTAAGTCACTAATTGAAATATTTAATTTTTGGAAAGAAAGATGGGCGAAACAGAGATTTAATTATTTGACAATTACTAAACGAGTAAAACATTCGATTTCATGGAGTAAATTAGATGAAAAAGAGAAAAATAGGATAAATCAAAAAAAATATAGAGAAAAAATGAGAGATGAATTGGGAGAAATTGAATATAAAAAACTTCATAATCAAACAGTTCAAAAATATTATGTTCCAAAAATAAAATTGCATCTTATTCCAGAAAATTATAATAAAATTATGGAGTATAAAGATAAATTATCTATAAAAAAAGTTATTATTGAAATGAAAGGAATAATACCGGATTTAACTGAAAATAAAATTAAAAAAATTTGGAGTCGAATATTATTGCCGAAGTGAATTATTCATTTATTTTCCAGCGATACCCATTATGAATATTTCCATTTTCTGAACATTTGCTCAAAGTTAGCATAGACATCTGAAATTTATTTATAACTTCGTTTTACAAAGTAAATTGGAAATGCTTGGGTTTAAAGACTTTTTTATATAAAATATAAAAAATGGATATCTTTCAAAATTTTTCTTGTGGGGAGGAGCGCATTGAAGTGTATGGCACTATAGAAAAACCATTATTTTTAGTAAAAAATATTGCAAAAGTTTTTAATATTGTTTCAATAAATTCTCATGTTATAGATTATGATGAAACAGAAAAGATACATGATACTATAAGAACAACTCGTGGAATACAAAAATGTTCATTTCTAACTGAAAAAGGATTTTATAAATTTATTATTAATTCAAAGAAAGAAAATTCAGATAAATTAAAGAATTGGATATTTACAATTTTATGCCAATTACGATTAAATGGAGTATATAAATTGGGTGATTTAATTGAAAATGATGAAAGCACAACTGAAAGTAATAGTGATACTGAAAATACTAAAAAAAAAGAAAAAAAAGTTAAAAAAAATAATAATATTCAAATAGAAGAAAATAAAAATATTGATGATTTATTTATTAAGAGTCAATTAAAAATTTCTAGGCATAATGCATTAATTGAAGTTTCAAAAAAATCAAGAGTTATTTATGTTTGTGAATTGAGTGAAAAATTTGAGAATAAAACATTAATAAAAATAGGAAAATCAGATGATATAAAACAAAGAATTATTGGATTAAAAGCACAATATCAAAAACCAGTAATATTATTACATGTTTTTCATTGTGATAATAATAGTGAATTTGAGAAATATTTACATAATCATGAACAATTTAAAAAAAATCGTTTTATGCAAAGTCTTGAAAATGGTGAAACTTCACGTGAAATATATATGTTAGATGATTATTTTAATATTAATTATGTATTAGATATTGTTAGTAAAAATATTAAAAAATATGAAAAATTAAATTATGATGAATATGTTGAAATACAAAATAATGAAATTGAAAAATTAAGATTAAATCTTGAAATAGAAAAAGAAAGAAATAAAAATTTGTCTTTTAATTTAAATAAAACTCAAAATATTATTTGTGATCCAATACATAATTCAGAAATTTCTGATAATATAAAAATTGTTAAAATTGAAGAAAATATTTCAGAATCAGAAACTTCAAATAATTCTAAAATTAAAGAAAATATTTCAGAATCAGAAATTTCAGATAATTCTAAAATTGAAGAAAATAATACGGAAATAGATATTTCTCAAAATTATAATATTGAAAATGAATATAATGAAAATGATTTTATAAAAAAGAGAAAGAAAAAAATAGTAAATTATATTCAACAATATGATGTGAATGGTAATTTAATTAAATATTATGAATCATTTATCGATTTAATAAGAGATGTTCCTGGAACATCTGTATCAGGGTTAAAGAATTCAATGAATAAGTCATCTTTATATCATGGTTTTCGCTGGAAAATAATAGAGAAGACAGAAGATCCGACTTTAAAAATTGATATTGGACAGACAAATGAAATTAAAGTTTCAAGACGCGAATTTATTGCTCATTTGAATATTGATAAAAATACGATATTAAAAGTATATCCTGAGCAAAAAGATTTTGCGAAAGAATATAAATTATCACATAGTGCTGTATGTTGTGCAATTAAAAGAGAATCAAGAACACAAGGAGGTTATATCAAATATTATGATGATTGTCCAATTGAATTAAGAGAATTATATGAACAAAATAATAAATTACCGGAAATTCAGAAAAAAGGTATGTCATTAACAGTATCAAAGATTGATAAAAAAACAAATGAAATATTGAAAATTTATGATTCTATTGCAGATGCAATTAAAGAAAATCCAATGAGTCGTTTATCATTGCAGTATGCTTCTAAAAATAACACAATTCATAATAATTTTAAATGGAAAATAAATGAGCCCTGATATTTCATATCATCAATCTATCCCCAATTTCTCGAAAATAATGTCCATTATAAGGAATATTCTTTTTGATTGATTTTGTCAAAGATTTATCACTTATTCCCAATATATTGCAGCAATAATATTTGCACAAAAATATATGAATTAGGTTTTCATTTTCGTCATATTGCCCAATTCCATTTCTATATAATACTGGATATCCATTATTAGATACTTCAAAACTATTCCGCAATTCTTCACTACAATTATCATACAATGTATAATAATGTCCCTTTGTTAAAGTGAATTTTTTGACCGGATTATCTAATGCACCACTTGATTCATAATTATTCAGTTGAGCCGCGGTTTTCCTATCAATATATACAGCCAATATTTCTGATTTTTCTTGATTAAGTTTTGCAATGTATCCAATATTTTTCTGAATGGATGGTCTTGTTGGAACAATGTTGTTAATGAATGATGGATCTAGACTTCTATCAACAAATAACCAGCGATAATTACAATACACACGGTTTTCAACAATGGCTTTATTCAATGAAGGGCGCTTAATATTAGCATTTTCGCGCATTACTTCAGCGACATTTTCATATACTTTAATTAATTCCAGAGTTTCAGGATTAATTTTTTGAAGGCGTGGACCCAAATTCACGAGAGGTTCATTAAATGCAGTTGTTATTCTTGCCTGTGGTCGATTCATTTTCTCGAGTATTTCTTTATTCATTTTTTCAACCGAATCAATCTTATTGGATAATTGTTTGACAGCTTTTAAAAGTTCTTTGACGAAAATATTTTCATTATTTGTCTCTTTCATTTCAAGCATCATCTTCAAATTTTCATTCTCAAGTTGCAAATCACCATTATGACTATTGAAATACTTTAAATTATTGTTAATAATTCTCAATAACATAGTATAGGGTAAATCTTTGCCAATCAAAAAAAGTTCATTTTCATTCTCATGATTGGCAAGATTGGTAACTTTGTTCAAGCGAACATTTTCATGATTATGAATAAAAGATTCAAAGTCCTTACTGTGAGTAACTGCAAAACAATCCAATAACAGGCATTCTTCATATTTGTGCTTATGCTCCACATATCGACTTGTAATTCCTCTGCGACTTTCACCTAATTTTATAACATATCTTCCACTTTCCAATGTTTTAACGCGAATAATATATACAATTGGTCCTGATAAGGAATATTCATCTAATAACATTTTTTCTCTATCTAGAACTTTTTGTTTCAATAATTTAACTTCATATTCTTTCTGTTTCTTATCTTCAATTTGCAGCAATTGGGTTTTTAATTCAGAGGTTTCTTCTCCGATTTGCAGCAATTGGGTTTTGAGATCAGAGTTTTCTTCACCAAATTGTAATACTTGAGTTTTTACTTCTGAAGTTTCTTCTTCAATGATTTCATATAACGTTTCTTCTAATTTAATAAAATAATCATGTATTTCATCTGCTCTTTTTGTTCCTGCTTTCAAACATAATTTTTTGAATGTTATTATATTTAACATAATTTTTTCTTTATTATGACCACCGTGTTGTTTCTTTAATTTCTCATCATGAGTAATATTATCTTCTTTTTCTTCTTCAATTTCCATAATATTTTTTGAATCAAATGTTTTCTGCCGAAGCTTTTGTAGAAAAATTTTATAGTCTTTCTCAATAATAAATTGTTTTTTTAACAAAAATTTAGAATGAGCTTTAGTTGTAAAACCAAGCCATTTCCAAATATCATCAATATCAATAACAAAGTCATTTACTTTATCATATTTCAAATAACAGTAAAAACTTGACAAGAACATTTGCTGTTCATAATCAGTAAAGTTGGTTTGCAGTTTCTCAATCAGTTTTGATTGATGGTTTTGATTGAATCGAGCAATTGGGTTGCTCTCAATCAGGCGGACTATATCGACGCTCATACTTATAATAAGCTAGATTTCTTTAAGTTGTTTCTTACTTTAACTTAGAAGAAGTAAAAATAAAATCAATTTTTTTATTTTTATAAATAATTTATAAATTATTTTTTTATTAATTGAAGAATTTATCAGAATTTATAAATAATATTTTTGCTACCGAAGCTTCAGTAGCAAAAATATTGATAAATAATAAAATATTGCAAATAATATTTTTTCAGAAATTTATAATTAATAAAATTCCTGCTCATTTATCAATATATTTTTTATAATATAGTTTTATGTATTTTCATCAGTGCATAATTTATAAATATTTTTATAAAATATATATCAGTATTATTGATATAAAATCTTGCTCGCGAAGCTTCGCGAGCAAGATTATTGATGAGTTTAAATTATTTTTATCCTAAATTTATCAAAAATATGTAAAATATTAATATTACTGCTCATTTATCATAATTATTTAAAATGATATTTAAAACAATTTTCATCAGAACGTATTTTTAATATAATTTTTATAAAATTATATTAGTATTTATGATGTATATGTTTGCTTGTGCAACTGCACAAGCAAACATATTGATGAACTTAATTTTATTTAAATCTATTTTTTCACAAAAAATATGCAATTTTCTAATATTACTGATAATTTAAAAATAATTTTCATAATTTTTAATAAATTTTATCAGAAAATATTTTTTAAAAAGTTTATAAATTTTTTATCATCATTTATGATATAAATTTTTGCTTATCCATGCGGATGAGCAAAACTCTTGATGATTAATAATATTAAAAATGATATTTTGGTTCTTTTTTTATGAATAAGTTTTTTTTTGAAAAATCTTGAAATATTATAAAATCAGTAAATGATTTATAATAAAATTTTTTAATTGCTGTAAGCACTCTTTATCTTTTAAGTTTCCCTAAAAGGAGGACTGTATCTTAAGCCATTTCCGGTTGCTTAAACCATCATTAATGACCCATGCCCGTTCAGTCTCTGATGCCCTATCATAGGCTAGCGTAGCGCCCTTAGATAGTAGACATGCGGGTTGCCCAATCCTTTTCATTATTACCGTACCTAAGTTCATTACTCTTAGCCAGATTAAGTTTTCACATAAATCCTTGGTAGAAAAGGCTGTAAGGGGTTTCCCGAACAACAAGGTATGTTGCAGATATATAATAATATATCCACTAGCAGTTAGTCATGCAATTATAAATTGCAGTGAGGACGTAAATGGTTTTCTATAGCATGAACTCACGATACTATAGCATACTGCTTTTAGGCCCTGGATTACAAACATTAAGAAAAATGTAACTAAGTTAAGGCCACCCATGCCGCTCATCACGCGAAGAACATTGTAGTTAGTCGCGTAAACACGGATTTTGGAAGAAATAGAGGTCTTTGGAGTGACCTGTAATTGTAAGGTCGCATTGTCAATACGAGAGAAGTTGCACGTGCCTGATGGCTGGTGCTGTTCGGGCTGCAATGCGAAGGAATAAACGTTGATACCAGTGGCGGGGATATTGGTGTGGCACTGGTAGGGCTGGACAAGATTGAAGTAAGATCCAAGACGCTCGGAGAAACGGTCGTGACCGTTGAGCTGAAGCTTGGCACGAACAACGGGGTTACGACCGGCGCGCTGGGGAGCAAGACCGGCGTGGTCAGCACCACCGGCAGCCTCGTTGTAATCGGAGAAGTTGACGGGGGCGTTGTTGTTGGTTCCTGCACCACCACCCTGGGGAAGCTGGCTGACACCGACTTCGGGGGTAGTCTGCCAAGCCTCACCCTGGGGACCGTAGATTTTGTCGACGAGCTGGGCAGGGAAGCTGACAGCGGAGTAACCGGACTCGACGTTGGTACGAAGAGCGGCATAGGGGTCAAGGAGACCGTTGGACTGAATCTTGCCGTGAGTATCGTTGTCGAAGTCATCAGTGTAGTTGTTCCACTGGTTCATTCCGAGCTGGATAACGGAGTCACGCTGAATTACCCAGATGAGTTCCTTAACGGGGTGGTTAAAGTTCAATTTGACTTTTATATTCTGGGATGTTATTGATTCATCACCAGTGAATTGAAGTTGCTCTATAAGATACTCATGAGAAACTTGCGCGAAACGCCTACGCTCATCAGTGTCGAGGTAAATGTAGTCGACATAGAGAGAAGCAGCCTCAAGAGAGGGAACGCAGAAGAGAGAATCGGACTTGGAGTCGATGTTGATTCCGCAGTTTCCGAGAGTATCGGCAGTAACGTAGCACTCATTCTTCTGCCTGAACTCAAGAATGACTTTGACCTCGTGGTATTGCACCTTAAATACCCCACCTTTCGGTGTATTTACATACAGAAGCCGAGGTTTAATACCTCTGTATGTTTTCGGGAGTGGACTATATCTTAAGCCTTTTATAAATAAAAAACCCATTACCATTTAGTCTCTGAACCTTTCCCATAGTTTTACAAACCTTAGGGACTTGGCTGCTGATTGCCCATTTCAAAACACATTGTGTTTATCATTCGATTGCACTTTTACCATACCTGAGTTTTTTCTCAGCCAGGAAAAATTTTCATTTATCCGTTGGTAGCATATCGACTTTAGGGGTTTCCAGCAATTTGGAAATGTCGCACGAATTATCGCACTAACACCTGCGGTAGTTTTATGTTAGAACCGCTAACCTATTTTCCCTTTCTTTATTCTAAATTTCAGAAAGGAGTGGTGTTTTTCAGCCCAGCATTTTAGGCAATCAGAGGAAGAGACAGACCGGGGTTCCTGCAGAACCAGAACTGAAAGGGAACATAGAGAGTAGTTGCCTCAGCCTTCTCGAGGGCAGTACCAGTAAGAGCGAAGGTATTGCCGACCATATTATCATAACCTATCTGGTGTCCGGGCTCTTGGGTAAGCTCGTTCCAGATATTCAGCCAATCACCGTAGTGTTTGTCTATGCGTTGACCACCGATCTCGATCTCGACGTTGCGGATGAGAATGTGTCCGATGTAGTTGACCCAACGAAAGCAGAAAGATTTATCAGCAGTGGTAGCGGTGGGGCACTCAACAAGGGGAAGAGTAACCTGAA